AACGAAATCAGTTTGGATCTATGCATGCTTCGCACATCCCCACGGGTGGAATGGCAGTCAAGTTCTTTTCTTCAACCGTCATTAAGCTCTGGTCGTCAGAAGCTGAGGCTAATGCTATTAAAGCTGGCATTAAAGTTGGCGACAAAATTATCGAACAAATAGTCGGAAGACCAGTTAACTGGATTATTGATTACAACAAACTCGGCCCCCCAAATTTATCGGGACAGTACGACTTTTATTACCAAGGGGACACTCTCGGTGTAGACCGTGTCGGTGAAACTCTTGATGTTGCAGAAATGTGCGGTATCGTAGAAAAAGGTGGAGCATGGTACACAGTAAATGGAGAACGTTTTCAAGGACGTGCAAAGGCTGTAGCATATTTAAAGGAAAATCCAGATGTTGTAGACAGCTTAGAAAAAGAGATAAATGCCAAATCTTAATGAGTTTCTTAATAAAAAGATTGAGCAAAAAGAATATAGCCTAGAAAAGCTTCCAGGTCTTAGGGCATGCAATACATGCGATGAAGATGTTAATGGAGCAATGTGGGATCCAATTGAACTAGTAATGTCTTGGAGATGCTCTAAAGGCCATGAAACAACTTTTAAGGTTCAGTAATGTCAGAAAGAGCAGAAGTAAAAAGAGATGGTGCTAAGGCTCAAAAAAATAGTGGCCGTGGCGACTATCAAAAAGGTGATGCAAAGTGGAACCAGTTCCTTGTGGACTACAAAGAAGCAAAAGCATCCTTTAATTTAAATAAAGATGTATGGGCTAAGATTTGTACAGATACCTTTAAGGTAAGTAGAGATATGCACCCTGCACTTAAAATTATTATTGGTGAAGATTCTAAGGTCCGTCTTGGAATTATTGAATGGTCTGTATTAGAGGAACTGATACAATTTTGGGAGGACAACAATGACAGAAGATAAGAATACTCTTGAGCTAATTAGTAATATTACTGAGTTTAATGATTTACATGAGTTCATGAAAGATGAGCATCTAGATAAAGCATTGGCAATCGTAGTAAAGCTATTGATGAACCCAGATGTTCCTTCAGCAAAAGCACCTCATCTAATTATGGAGCTGCAGGCAATGTCAACTAAGTTTGCTGTACTTGCATCCGTGTATTCAACAATTGCAAAAGACAAAGCTGGAACGGCTAATAACAATAAGAAAAACATTTACTATTCAGTAAAGGAGTCCATAGACAAACTTGTAGATGCACTTAAGTATGTCGTTAGGTACAACTCATAAATGGCTAGAGATATTGTAAAGAACCTTAAGTTTAAAAAGCACACTGGAAAGTTCTTTGACCCAGAAAAGTTTGCAGATCTTCTAGACGAGGCTTACAGAAATACAAAACGTGCTGATGGGTCTATGACCAAAAAATCATTTAGCCCAAGCTCCCTTGGATATGGCCACGGTAAGTGTCCTAGATATTGGTACATGGCATTTTCTGGAGCAGTCTTTATTGATGATAACGATGCGGTTGCTGTTGCTAATATGGCACAAGGAACTCAGGCGCATGAGCGACTACAGAAGCTTATTTCTACTATGCCAGAGTGGAGAGCGGAAGAAGAAGAGATCATTAATGATTATCCACCGATCAGAGGATTCATAGATCTTATTATGGAGTACGATGGCGAGACAGTAATTGGTGAAATTAAAACGGCAAAGCAGGAAGTTTGGGATACCAGACAATCAGAGATGAAACCAACAGATAACCATATGCTACAACTTCTTACTTACATGAAGTTAAAGAATGCTAAAGAGGGATTTTTCTTATATGAGAATAAGAATACCCAAGAAATTTTGGTTATTCCAATTTCTATGAATGAAAAGAATACAAGGATTATCGAGGAGACCTTTTCTTGGATGTGCGAAGTCTGGGATAACTTTAAGGATGGAGATCTTCCTAAGAGACCAGAAGGTGCAACTAAATCCAAAATGCCTTGTACTTATTGCCCAGTTAAGAAAGAGTGCTACGAAAAGGGTGGTCCAGTAGGCACTGTTGAAATTGATTTGTTTTCGGTATCTAATTTATGATATGTGCAAATAAAGAGTGTGCTAAAGATTTTGAGCCAAAGACTCATAATCAAAAGTATTGCACAGATGAGTGCTGTAGAGTTGCAACAAATCGTAGGATCATGGAGAAGTATTATGAAAAGAAAGCTATTAGAAATGGTGCTGTCCGTCCATGCAAAAAATGTAAGATACAATTAAGTAGGTATAATAAAACAGAACACTGCGCCACATGTGAAAAAAATATTGATCTAGCCACAAGAGGCAAAGTAAAAAGGATGTTAGATGACATTGGCTAGTCTTGCAAAGACAAAAGCAAATAGGGTTTTGGGAATAGACGCCTCAACAAACTCTATTGCTTTCTGCTTAATGGAAGGCGATAAGCCATTAAAGTGGGGCAAGGTTGATCTTAATGGTCTTGATATATATGAGAAGATTCACGACGCAAAAAACAAAATGCATTCAATGCTTGAAGAATTAAAATCAGATTACATTGTTGTTGAAGGTGCTGTGTTTGTTAAGTCAGCAGATGCTGTAATTAAACTATCATATGTTTATGGTGTTGTTATAGCAGAACTAATGTCGACGGGGGCAAAGGTTATAACAATAGCACCGTCATCTTGGCAATCCTACATAGGAAACAAGAACCCTACTAAAGATGAGAAGCAAGCAATAAGACTACTCAACCCAGGATACGCAGACTCATGGTATCAAAACAAACTTAGAAATATGAGAAAGCAGAGAACTGCTGACTATTTTAATAGAAAGTATAATTTAAATGTGGTGGATTTTGACGTTGCAGATAGCTTTGGTATTGCACATTATGCTAACAAGGTATTAACAGAACGATGAAATTGTATCAAAATAAAGACTGGCTATTCAGAAGGTATTCTGTTCAAAAGAAAACCATTATTGAAATAGCTGAAGAGTGTAAAGTTTCTGCTATGACTATACAGAGATACCTAGAAAAGTTTGGACTGACTAAAAAAAGATGAGTAAAGATGTGTGGCTAAATGCCAATCAAGAAACAGCAGGAGATCTTATCCTTACAGGCTATCGTGGCCCCCTAAGAGATATGCCTGTTTACGATGAGGTAAGATCATTGTTCGGACACGGATCAACAGCCTTAGACTTTGGGTGCGGAGTAGGAAGAAACTCTGTAGCCCTATCTGACACATATGATAAAGTTATTTCTTTTGATTTGCCCAGCATGATTGGCCTAGTCCCAGAAGATAACAAGCTAAGCAATATAACATATACAACCGACTGGGAGTATGTAAAATCTTTTAAGTTTGATACTGTATTAGCAAGCCTTGTGTTTCAGCACATAGAAGATTCAGAATTGAATTCATATTTAACCGACCTGTCTCAAATAGCGGACAGATTAGTTCTTCACAGCAGAACCTGGATTGATCATTCTGCATCACAGGTATTGCCAATTGTTGAAAAATATTTTACAATAGATAACATAGAGTATTCAAGAGATCCCAATAATCCTATTGAGGATCATTTTATTGCAACATTAAATAAGAGGGCGGAATAATGTTAAAACCAGTATATGAAGATGTATCTCAGTTTCATTGTAATGATTTGTATTTAAGATCAGTAGGTGCTCCAGCAGGCAATAAGATCTGGGAAGCATGCCATGAAATTGCACACATGTTAATTGAAAAGAATATATCATATGGCAACTCGGCTTTAGAACCAGCTAGAATATTTTCAACGGCGGATTCAACAGAGCAATTAAAAGTCCGTATTGATGATAAGCTAAATAGAGTTAAGAACAATCAAGGCTTTGCTGGAGACAATGATATTGATGATTTGATTGGCTATTTAGTATTATATAAGATTGCAAAGGCTAATTCTAATTGACATTTTAGTCAACTGAAAGTATAATAGGTTAATGAGCGAATTAGAGCCAGCCCAGCATTTTGATAGAATGAATAGAGTTGTAGAAGAACTCTTAAAGGGAAATACCCCCACACAGATAGCCACCCTCACTGGATTCCAAAGAAAAGAAGTTTTGGCATTCATTGATGAGTGGAAGACTGTGGTGCACAGCGACAGCGGAATAAGAGATAGGGCTAGAGAAGCCATCTCAGGAGCTGATCAACACTATGCTATGTTAATCAAAGAGGCATGGAGAACAGTCGAGGATGCAGACCAGGCTGGTCAGCTAGCAGTCAAATCAGGTGCATTAAAACTAATTGCAGACATAGAGACAAAGCGAATAGCAATGTTGCAGTCTGTTGGCGTACTTGAAAATAATGAAATTGCATCTCAAATTGTTGAGACAGAACGTAAGCAAGAAGTACTAATAAGAATATTAAAAGAAGTTACAGCACCATGCCCCAAGTGCAAAATGGAAGTTGCAAAAAGATTATCTCAAATAACTGGAGTAATTGAATCAGTCCCAGTAGAGGAAGCAGATGTCGTTTGATTATGCTGACCTTATTGACATGCTTGACGGCGAAGAGTTTGATGAAAAGCCAGTCGATCTAAAAACATTTGCTACTGATCCAGAATATTTAGGGCTACCTCCTCTTTCAGAATACCAGTATACATTAATTGAAAAGAGTTCTCAGATCTATAAAGAATCAACTCTAATTAAATTGTTTGGCGAAGAAGAAGGAAAGATAAGGTTTAAGCAAACCGCTAATGAAGTTGTTGCTCAATTAGGCAAAGGAAGCGGAAAAGATTACTGCTCAACTATTGCTGTATCATATATAGTTTATTTGTTGTTGTGTTTAAAAGACCCAGCAACATACTATGGCAAGCCTCCAGGGGATAGCATTGATATTATTAATATTGCTATTAACTCACAACAAGCAAGCAACGTTTTCTTTAAAGGATTTAAAACACGCATTGAAAAGTCCCCGTGGTTTGCTGGCAAGTACAGCGACAAAGCTGCGGAAGTTAAATTTGATAAGGCAATAACAGTACACTCTGGTCACTCTGAGCGTGAAGCTTGGGAAGGGTATAACGTTATTGTGGTTATCCTTGATGAGATTTCAGGTTTTGCAATTGAAAATACCACAGGCCATGATCAAGCTAAAACTGGTGGTGCTATATATGATATGTATAGAGCATCAGTAGATTCTCGTTTTCCTGATTTTGGTAAAGTTATTTTGCTTTCCTTCCCTAGATATAAAAATGATTATATACAGCAAAGATACGATGCTGTTGTAGCCCACAAGGAAACTATAGTTAGAGACCATAAATTTAAAATGGATACAGATCTTCCAGATGGCACAGATGGAAATGAATTTGAAGTTCAATGGGAAGAAGACCACATTTTATCTTATAAGATACCAAAAGTGTATGCGTTGAAGCGCCCCACGTGGGAAGTTAATCCAGTAAGAACTATTGATGATTTTAAAGTTGCATTTTTTACAAACCCAACAGATGCTCTTTCTAGATTTGCATGCATGCCACCAGAAGCAGTCGATGCATTCTTTAAGTCAAGAGAAAAAGTTGAGAAGGCATTCAATAAAGGACACCTAGCAGTAGACACATTTGGAAGACTAGAAGAATGGTTTATACCAGATCCAGATAAGAAATATTTTTTGCACGTAGACTTAGCTCAAAAGCATGACCATTGTGCAGTTGCGATGGGGCATGTAAACAGATGGGTCAATGTTAAAGTAACCGACACATACTCTCAACCAGCACCGATTGTTGAGATAGATGCAGTAAGGTACTGGACACCAACAGCAGATAAGTCTGTTGACTTTACAGAAGTTAAAGATTATATTTTATCACTTAGAACAAGAGGCTTTAACATAAGCGTTTGTACCTTTGACAGATGGAATTCTCACGATATGATGCAACAACTAAAACAATACGGCATCAATACAGAAATTCTATCTGTCGCTAAAAAACATTATGATGACATGGCGATGGTTGTATTAGAAGAAAGACTGACTGGCCCACACATTCAATTATTAATTGATGAACTGCTTCAGTTAAGAATTATGAGGGACAAGGTCGATCACCCTAGAAAGGGATCAAAAGACTTGGCGGATGCTGTATGCGGTGCTATTTATAATGCTATAAGTAGAACTAGATTTGACTCTAATCAAGAAGTAAACGTTCACACATATGAATCAATGACTTTTGATAATGATTTTGGTGTAGAGCCTGACGGAGAGACATCTAGTTTTAATATGATAAGGGCACCACGTATGCCAGAAAACTTAAAAGACGCAATGGACAGGATGATGATAATATGAGTACGTATCAAGAAAAAGCAAAAGAATGCAAGTGTTGCGGAAAACATGTTCCGCTTCCCACTGTATTAAAAGAATATAATGGAATAGTTTTATGTCCAACAACATTTTCTAATGTAGTTGAATATAAAAGAATATGGATAGCCTCTGGGAAAAGACCAATGGGAAATATTCGTAAACATTTTTCAGAATATGTACAGCAAATAGTTGAAGCAACTATTGACAAAAATGAAGACGGCACGTTATAATAGACTTCTAAGCAACAATAGCTTAGTTGGTTAAAGCCCCGAACTCATAATTCGGTAATCGTAGGTTCAAGTCCTACTTGTTGCACGAAAGGTTAATATGGATAACGAAGATAAAATGGAATACTATCTTTCAATAGGTGCCATAGAGTTGTCTGGAATGGATGAGGATGGAGAATTCATATTTAACATAACAGACAGGGCAAAAAAGCTTGCACCAGAACTTTGGCGAGCACACGAAGAGCATGTTAATGAGTCATTAGTTTCTCTATATAATAAAGGATTAATTAATGTAACATATAATGATGATCTTGAAGCAATAATTGAGATGTCTGATGAAGGAAAAAAAGTAGCAAAAGAGATGGGCTTAGTTGAAATGGATATGGACATAAATATTCCAAATGATTAAGACAAGCCTTCGTAGCTCAGGGGATAGAGCGAGACTCTTCTAAGGTCTGCGTCGCAGGTTCGATTCCTGCCGAGGGCACAATGCGGATGTTGCATATTGGTAGTGCCTCTGCCTTCCAAGCAGAAGGGGTGAGTTCGATTCTCATCATCCGCTCCATTTCTCACTCGTCCAACGGCAGGACATCGCCCTTTGGAGGCGAGAATCGTGGTTCGAATCCATGGTGAGAAGCTAAGAAAATGATATACTATAACCAGGTCAACTAAAATAAGGAGAAATAAAATGGCAGCAGAACAAGGATCAGCAGCAAGACTAGTAGAAGTAGCGCTAGCAGAAGTTGGAACTATTGAAGGACCAAAAGACAATGAAACAAAGTATGGTAAGTTTGCGAAGGCAAATTTTCAACCATGGTGTGGATCATTTGTTATGTGGTGTGCAGATCAAGCAGGAGTAAAAGTTCCTAATACTGTATACACACCAGCGGGAGCACAAGCATTTATTAAAGCAGGAACTTGGCAGATGGCAGAAGAAGCAACACCAGCAGTTGGGGATATTGCCTATTTTGATTTTCCTTCAGATGGCGTCGATAGAATTTCTCACGTAGGAATTGTTGTTGCAGTAAATACAGATGGCACAGTCGATGTTGTAGAAGGAAATACATCTTCAGATAAGAAGGGCGATCAAAGAAATGGCGGAGAGTGTTGCCTTAAGAATCGTGCTTACAAGAAGAAGAACGGATCAAAGCTTCGCAGAAGCCAGATCGTAGGAATTGTAGGATTTGGAAGACCAGCATTTGGTGCACCAGTTAAGAAAACAGCAGCACCTGCAAAGAAGGCGGCTCCTGTAAAGAAGGCAGCTGTAAAGAAGAAGTAATGTACGAGTATTACGTTAAAAAAGTAGAAGCTGTAGTCGATGGGGACACAATTGATGTCCTCATCGACCTAGGTTTTGATATATTGTTTGCATCAAGAGTAAGACTAGCTGGAATCGATACTCCAGAATCCAGAACAAAAGACCTAGCAGAAAAGAAACTTGGCCTTGAAGCAAAAGAATACCTTAAGTCTAAATTGAAGGACGCCAAGGACGTAAGAATCAAAACAGAAAAGATGGACTCATCTGAAAAGTACGGAAGAATACTTGGATGGCTTTTCGTTGATGATCAAAAAATATCTATTAATGAACAAATGATTACAGATGGACATGCGTGGGGATACCTAGGAGATACCAAAGTTAAAGACTTCCAGGCTTTAGCAAAGGCAAGAGCAAAATCTGGTAAATAAATATCAGTTATGCTATAATTATTTTACATCCGCCTTATGGGGATGCTAAACTAACTCGCTTAAAAGGAGCAAAAATGGTAAATACACTAATGGGATCTATCTTCACAGATCCCTTTTTTATTGGCTTTAATCGTGAAATGGAAAGAATGGCACATGTCCATCAGGCTGCAACACGCCAGACATATCCACCATACGATGTATTAAAGCTAGACGAAGATACCTATCAGGTATCAATTGCAGTAGCAGGATTCACAAGAAGCGATATTGATGTTTCAGTAGACAATGGAACACTTATTGTTAAGGGTGAAATTAAAGAGGTTACAGACGGGGAATACCTACATAAGGGTATTGCTGCACGTAAGTTCACTAGAACATTTGGACTAGGTGAATATATGGAAGTAACTGGAGCTTCAATCGAAGACGGAATGCTACATATTAATGTAGATAGAATCATTCCAGAAGAAAAGAAGCCAAAGGTCATTAAGATCAAATAGTCTTTGGTTCGCTACCGAAGGAGACCTGAGCAAGTCATGAAAAGGCTCATTTAACTTAAAGGATAGGTAATGCCAGTATACGAATATAAGTGCTCATATGATGATGCACATCCAACAATGTCGGTACATAGATCTATTGTTGATAATGATCCAGGCTACACATGTGTTGAATGTGAGTCAGGAATGATTAGACACTTTACTCCATTTGGCATACAGTTTAAGGGAAATGGCTTTTATAAAACAGATAATCCTAAATAGTTAAGTGGTATAATTATTAAGTAAGCAAAGATATTGCATTACTTAGGAGATACCTAGTTGACTAGAAAGTTACAGTATTTTTTAACCAGC